CTCGTCGTGCCCCAGTTGTGCCGGTACAGCCGCGCCCGAGGCAACGCAGAGGTCTTGTCAAACACCAACAGGTTGTCAGAGCCGCCCGTGCCATCTCCATAAGACCGCATCGCCAGTCCGTCAGCCCACGGCGCGCTGTTGTCGTTGAAAAACGACGTGAACAGCGGCGTGAACGCCGTAGCCCCGACCGACGACGGAGACGGCTGGCGGATGTCGAGGGCGCCGAGGCCCAGATTCGGCGTGATGCGCCCAGTGGCAGAGATGTTGCTGTTGACCTGAAGCGCGCTCGCAAACGTGAACGCGCCGGAGAACGTCCCCGCGCTCACTAGCGACGCAGGCACAGCACTCACGACCGGCGTGATGTCCACGCGCGCCTGCGCGACGTTGTCGGTGACGGTCCACGTCACCAGCGACCCGTCAATAAAGTTGATCGTCGGGCGCACGCCGACGAGACCGTTGTTATTGCGAACGTTGATCGCGAGCGTCGTCGGCGCACCCGCGATGTCGCTGTAGCTCACCTGCGCCCAAATCGGCGAGCCGAGCGTGTTGAAGCGGAGGAACTGATTGTTCGCGCCGCCGCTCGTGCCGAGCCGCGCGCCCGAGGGCACCACGCCCGCGGTGAGCTGGTCGGCCTGCAGGCCAGTCAGCCCGCCGCCGGGGCCGCTGATCGTGCCGGTGACCGACAGCGTGCCGGGGAAGCTGTAGTTGCCCGCGCCGAACGCACCGCCGCCCGTGATCGCGCCCGGCCCGTGCGTGTGCCCGACGAGCGAGACACCGACGCCCCCAACCGACAGCGAGCCAAACGATCCGGCGCCCGCAACCGTCAGTGCGCCGTTGACGTTGAGTCCGTCTTGGAAGGTGTAGAGCGGGCCGGGGAACGTGCCCGCAGTGACGAGCGACGCCGAGATGCCGGTGACGACCGGCGCGGCCCACGTACCATCGGCGCGAAGGAAGGCACTCGTCCCGCCGGGAAGCACGAGATTCGCAACCGGGAGCTTGCCGAAGCGAAGTGCGCCGCCGGAGTAGAAGATCGTCGTGTCGTTGGCCGCGCCGAGCGTGATCGGGGCGAACGTGCCCGTCGTGCGCGAGTACGCGAGGAGAAACTCTTCCTGCCCCGTGATCGGGTACGAAACCAACCCAAGCCCGCCGCGCGCGACGGCGAGGGCCCCCGTCGTGATCGCGCTCGCGTCGTGCGTGTGCGCACTCGGCGGGAAGGTCGTCGGCTTGTTGAGCACGTCGGCCCAGTCCACCGAGCCGCCCCCGCCGCCCACCAGCGTGACCGTAACGTCGCCGTTGGCGTCCGTCACCGCGGAGACGTTGGTGCCGGAGAAGTTGATCGACCGCGGCGTTGCCTCGATGACCGCACCTTCGTCGCGGATGATGAGCACGCCGCCCCACGTCCCGTCGCCACGCACGACCGTGCGCGCCGTCGCCGTGCCGGTCGCAAGACGCGCGGGCGCGAAGACACCGCCCGTGATGTCCCCCGCGACATGCGTGTGCGGGCTCGGCGGGAACGTCGCCGGACGCCCGAAGAGATCATCCCAGCGGGCTACCTGCCCCCGGAGCGCCGCCTGCAGGATGGCCCGCGTGCGGCGCTGGTCTTCCTCGTCGTACCGCGCAGGCGGCTGCGGAAGCCGAATCTCCGTCACCGCTCACCTCGTCCGACGATCGCCACGCGCGGCACGCCGACGCGCCACTCGCGATCAGGAACAGCCTCTTCGATCCGCAGGCGCAGATACCGGCCCGTGATGCGAACGGGCGTCTGGCCCTGCATGAGGATCGGCGCGAAGGCGCGCACGTAAGACGACACCATGTCGAACGTCGCGTAGAGAATGAGGCGCGTCTCGCCGATCGTGCGCTCGTCAGGCTGAAGCGCGTTGATCGTCACCACGCGCGCGTTAGGGTCCGGCGCGATCGGGCCGCTTTCGAGAAACGGCGTCATCCCGGCGCGCTGATTGCCGCGTTCGTGCTCGAACACGTTGCCGTTCGTATCGACCAAGATCGGGTAGTCGAACGCGCCGCGATCGAAGCCCGCCCCGCGTGCGAGCGTGCCCGTGACCCAGTGGCCCTCGCGATAGTTGAAGGTCACGTAGCGGTCGTTTTCGAGCGAGACCGCGCTCGGGTAGTGCCACGTCACCTCGCCAAACTCGGCGTTGGTGTAGCAGACGATCTTGTTCGCTTCGCTCAGATTGATGTTGCCGAAGACTTCGTCGCGCACCTCGCACGGAAGCTGCTTCACGTAGCCGTCATAGGTGAAGAAGTTGCCGTTGCTCATCCAGATGGCGGTGCCGCCTTGCGTAACCACCGCATTCGGCGCGATGAGCCCGCACGAGACGCCGATCTCTCGGAACGAGAACTGGAAGTCTCCGCCCGTGAACTGCATCCCAAAAAGCTCCGCCTCGGTCCAGAGCAACGACTCCGAGACGAGACGCCGCCCTGCCACCAGCGGCGCGCGGCACGCGAGGTCGAAGTCTCCGGCGCTGGTCTCCGTCGTCGCGGCACGGTTCCAGTCCGTGAAGGTGCCCTGCGCGGCCCAGTAGACGCGCCGCACGTTGCCCTCGGCGCCCAGTGCGACGAGGAAGCCTTCGGGGGTCACGAAGACCGCGCGGCAGTTGATGGGCGCGCCAGAGGCTACCGCCGCCGGGTTGAGCGGGTTGCGCTGCCAGACAAAGACGCGCCCGTCGTCCGTGCGACACGCGACGAGAAACTCGCCCAGTGTGTCGAACGTCCACGTCGCGGGCGGCACCAGCGCCCCGGCGAGCGATGCCTGTCCGAAGATGCCTTGCCCATACAATCCTTCACCGTAGCGCCCGCCGGACCCGACGGTGATCGTCGAGTTTTCCGAGCCCGCTCCGAGGCCGACCGGCGTGATCGGCGTGACGACGCCGCTGTTGTAGGCCACCAGCGCGGTGTGCGTGCCGATGACCATCCACGGGGTGCCGTCGGCGCCGCTCCAGCCGATCGCGGCGCGCGGACGCCCCGTCACGACGAAGTTGGTGCCCGCCCCTGTGCGCACCGGCACCCAGCCCCCGATCGGGCCGATGTTGCCCTCATGGAAGCGCACCCCGTTGCCGCGGGCCCAGCGCCCTGCGGCCTGCTCCGGCGTGCCGTTCTGGTAGAAGCCGGGCGGCAACTTGAGCGACGTGAACTTCACCGCAACGCCCTCCACACTGCCTCATTGCCGCCCGCGCGCTTGAGCCGCGCCGCCGCATCCGACGGCGAACGGCGGGCGGGCGGGCCGACCTGCACATGCGGCCAGTCGGCGAACGACTCATCCGTCAGGTCGCCGTTCCGGTTCCAGTCGGCCCCGTGCGTGAGGCCGAGCGTGAGGCAGTGGCGCGAGATCGCCTCGGCCATGGCGCGCGGGATGTTGTACGGGGCGCGCGGATTGTCGCCGTCCCAGATGTCGATCGCGCACCCGTAGAAGTGCCACGTCCGCTCGCCCGTGCGGCTGTGCGTGACGATGCGACGCCCGTCGTCCCATGTGCGCCCGAAGCCGTAGAGGAACTCCTGCCGCGCATTCGTGCGAAGGGTCTCCCCGACGATCGGGTTGAAGCCGTCGGCGCGCAGGAGGTCGAAGAGCTGCACGACCTTGCTCTGAAACTCCGGCATGAGCCCGTCGAGCGACGTCTCGCGCGGAACTTCCGGCGGGGGCAACGGCAGGCGGCGCGTGCTCACAGCGGCTCCCTGCCCTGCTTGGCGTGCGCGCGATCGACAATCGCGTTGCCACCGCAGAAGCCGATGACGATGCCGCTGATTGCGAGATACGCGTCGCCGGGTGCGCTCGTCTTGAACGCGACCACGACGACCGCGATAAGCCCGAGCACCGCGACGGTGTACTTTCGCCCACCAAGCGACGCCAACAGCTTCTGCATCACGCCCCCGCAAATCGGTTGAGTGCCCACTTCGCGATCAGCGCCACGAGTGCGCCGATGACGCTCGCCATCCAGAACGCCGCGCGCTCGATGCCTCGACGTTGCGCCTGCTCGAGGCGAAGCGCATGTACTTCGGCGCGGAGTGCGGCGAGGTCGTCCCGCGTCTCCTGTAGCAGGTGGAGAAGCATCTTTTGGCCGTTCAGCTCTTCGCTCATGGGTAATTCGTCGTGCCGGGGACAGGGACGCCAGTCTTTGTGTCGAGATCACTTCCGCCGAAACGGGCCACGACTGTCGCAGTAATCGGGGCAGGATCGACCCCGACACCATATGGGCTAGACGACTGCCCGTACCCCCAGCGGGTAAAGCTACCGTCTGCGTCGGAGCCGCTGATCCCCTGCGTCATCAAGATCGGGCCCACGTTTCCTGCCGCCGAGAACAGCGTCAGCCGCACTTCCGTCGGCCCCCCATCCGCAACACTCGGTCGGGTCCACACTTCGACGCTGTTGACCAACCACTCATTGTCGTTGCTGTCGAAAAACGTCGTAGACTCCACTTGAGTGATGCGCCCTGCGGACCACACGCGACGGAGCACCCCGCCGTCATTCACGAAGATCGCACGCAGGCGTCGAAGTACCCCGCCGTCGTTCACGAAGATTTTCGTGAGGCGGCGCAACGTTCCGGCGTCGTTGACGAAAGCGCGAGCCATCAGTACACGAGGAAGAGCGCCCCAGCCTGCGACGCCCCGACACCCGTCGGGTCCGTCGTGCCGATCGAGAAGATGTGCGGGATGCGGTAGTTGACCGGCGTCGGCGTGCCGTAGCGATAGAACAACTGGCCCGCGGGCCCGCCAGAGACGATCTCCCCGTCTGCCGTGGGCAGGCGTCGCGCTTCGAGGGCGTCCACGCGCCCGTCAACCGCAAACAGCGCCCCGTCGACTTCCTCGAGCGCCGCGTTGAGCTGGGCGCCCCAGATGTTGTTCGAGCCACCGATCGTCGGCTGCGTGAAGCTGTAGTTCGTAGTTGCCATTTAGAACGTCCTCGGAAGGCGCGCCCGCGACAACGAGGCCCCGGCGACGTTTCGCTGGAGCTGAGTCTCGAGCTCGGTGAAAATCTCGTCGGCCATGCCCTTCCACAGCGCAAGCCGCTCGTCCTCCTTGAGGAACGGCGCCGAGTGGACCAGCGTGCCGTACAGGTAGAGGTCCGGGTTCTCCTGCAGAAGCGCGAGCGCGGCGGCGTCGCTCTGCTCGAGCGAGCCGATACGCGCCGAGTACGTCAGGCGCGCGTTGAAGGTCTGCGACGGCGCCGGGGACAGCCACAGCGTGCGCGGGGGCGTGAATGCGGCGGCGGAGGGGATGCCGGTGAGCCCGTACCGCACCTCCTGCCGTTCGGCGAGGGCCTCGCGCGTCATCACGGTGATCGGTCGCTTGTAGACCGACGTGTTGAGGCGCAGGCTACGCACCTCGGCGCAGTTGGCGGGGAGCGTGACGTACTCGCCGCTCAGGGCGAAGTCGATCTCGATGACGCGATCGCGGAGCACGCGGTTGACGCGGGCCTCGCAGAGCGCGACCCAGTCGCCGACCCGATCCACCAAATCGGGCCGGTCGAGCGTA